CTATTCATTGTGTTGATCCTCAGAAGTTAATTTCATTTCTAACTGATTAATACATTCTCGTATAGATAAAACGTTTTCAAGAATTTCTTCTTTATCGATTTCATACTCCAGTACATCGTCGTTAATCATATTAGTAAAATACTCTAACGAATCATTCAACATATTTGTAAATTCAAATGGGTTCATACGTAGCATAAATTGCTCTTCGTCATTTCTTTTAATATATGTATTAACTCTGTCGTTTTCTGGACCAAAAGTAAACCAGATTGCATCATAACCTAAAGGGTTAACGTTATATTTCTTTGCCCTAATAAACTTTAATGAATAATTTAGCATTACATAATTCATTAAATCAAATTCTACATCCTTAAGCTCAAAATCTAATTCACTCTTAAAAGGCTCGCTTAAAATGCCTCCGAAAACAACCCAAAAAAAATATTTTGCAGCATTTCTCCCTACAAGGTTTGGTAAAAAATCATCTCTCAAATTATAATAATTCCTTGGCCAATCCTTATCATTAACACAATTCTCAAGTGTTTTTATAACCAATTGCTTTTTAAAATCATCTGAAATAAATTTAATAAATTCAGCTTGCCCTTCAATTATTTCCTCTTTTGTTAAATTTAGTTCCAATTCCATTGATTCCCCCCCTATCTATAAATGATTTTAACATTTTCAAGAAATAAATGGTCATACAACTGAGAATTTATGTGAAAGAAAAACAGCAGGGTCCTTCTATAAATAGGTGGCAAACATATTACAAGAGCCTTCCTTTAGTGTCGTCAGAAAGTCGGTACTTCTTATAACTATTAGCTATTGCTTCAATTGAAAAACATCACTTTGTCAAATACACTTCAATCAATGATAGGCACAATAACCTAAATCCAATGATTCATTTTCATGGATGAACAGGATTTATTCCCCAATTGGTTTCCATATAGTGGTAAACTCTATACTGATTGTAACCAAAAGGATTAGAGGAGAATGCCATGAAGACTCTAGATGTTCAGGCGTTACACAATGCAATTGATCAAACGCTCGAACAATTAAAACACCAATCAGACGAATTCGCCAAGGTCAAAAAGGCCGTTGAGGGCATCACATCCCTTGATGATGCTTTAAAAGGAAAAGGCGGCGACGCGATCCGCGCCTTTTACGAGGAATGTCACACCCCTTTTCTACAGTTCTATGATACTTTTATAGAGGAATACAGTTCCACGCTGAAGAAAATGAAAAGCGCGTTGAATTCCCTGGAACCAAACCATAACGGATTTATTTCACAGTCCTTTCTCGAACACCAACTCGAGAACGGCTTAAATGCCGCTGATCGCACAACGAAACATTTGGTTTCTAAAACCAACGCGACGATTGCAAAAGTCAGCCATATCGTTGATTTACCGGATTTGAACGACAGCGGTTTTCATGAACAGAATCAGAAAGCGTTAAAGGAAATCAGCACGACTCTTGAAAAGCTGCATGCGTTTGACCGCGAACAGACAAACGCGCTCAAAACGGCTGAAAATGATCTTGAGACGATGCAGAGATACATAGCGCGGCTCGAAAAGATGTATACCGGCCCCAAAATTGAAATCACCAGTTATCAAAAAGGCGCGATTTTAAAGCCGGATGAGATGGATACCTTGAGTGGAAATCAAGAAACAGCGATGGGTGCCATGCAGAAAAAAGTCGGAGACAAAGAAGATGCGGACATTAACACTCTCGCCGATCGAGATCGATTAAAAAAATTGGCGGCACAAAAGGTTTCCAAGAAAGAGTACACCCAAGAGGAATTGAATGAACTGAAAAAAGATTATAGAGTATTTAACGATACGCTTTACCGGGCATACATAGATGGTGATACAATCGTCAAGATAGAACCCGCCTACACCCTTCCAGAGAATGTGGAAAAAAGCGACTTTGCTAAATATTTCGATACCGCGATGGAATTTACAGGTGTGTATGATGCAGTAAGAGCAGCGTTTGGATACGACCTTGCGACAGGCGAAATCGTTAAAGATAATGGTGATCGTTTGATGGCCGGATTGAGTGTCACACCTTTCGGAAAGGCATTTAAGTACGGAAAGCGCGGCTTCAAGTTATTTAAAGGTGAAGAAGCTGGAAAGAAAGTTGCGAAGGTAGATAAAACCCCTTCCTACGGCAAACAATCCGTTCCAAAAGGTCCGTACCGTGAAGTAAATGGTTTCCCTGCAAAAGTTAAACCAGGAGCTCAAGAAAAACATATTCCAGGAACACCAAATTATAATCAAGAAGTTGCCAACGGGAAAAACAAAAGTATCTTTAACGGAGATAACAAAAAAGCACAAGAATTGCTTGATAAGTTTGCTGGAAAGGGTAAAAAATTAGGAAAGAATAAAGAAAGGGTAGACTTTGGCCAGGTGATAGGAAAATACTATGATATGGATACTGGTAAATATGTAGAGACTACTAATGGAATGATACATTATGGAAAAGACGGGGCTCACATAGTACCAGCGAGACCATAAAAACCATTAAGAGAAGAGGATATACATGGGATACGATTCTTTAATTAGAACATTAATAAAGTATGAAAAAAGTGATATGATACTAGAATGGAAAAGTGGTTTAAGAATTATCGGTAAACTAGATACGGTTTTTGAAACAAATAATATGTTAGATGAAGATGATATCAATTTTACAGAATATATTGCAGCTGCTTTTCAAGTGGATGATATTTTGTCCCATCCTGAAGAAAACAAAGGCAGTGTATATGATTGGTTAAGGCAAGGGGAAAGCTCCTTGGTTGAGATCTCTCTTTATGATGATCCACCAAATAAAATTTTAGTAGATGGTCAGACAGTATGGGAATTGGACAGTAATGAATAACAGTTAGCCCTCTTTTTATAGAGGGCCTTTTGTTTACTTCAATATAGCTTCAATTTTCGCCTTTGTCTTCGGCCCGTAAATGCCGTCGGCAGACAGCCCTTGCATCAGCTGGAACCGTTTGACCGCGTTCGCCGTCTTCGGCCCGTAATAGCCATCTATGCCGTTATTCTTCGCCTCTTTGTCTGGATAGAAATAGAGGGCAGCTAAAGCCTCCTGAATCTGCCGGACGGCCGTTCCTTTCATCATTGGGCTTTTGTATTTGTAAATTCCGGTCGGCAGTGTGTACTTTTTGGCCGCTGGCTTTTTCGCGCTTTCTTTTTTCGGGGCTTCCTTTTTTGGAGTTGTTGCTGCTGGTTGCTTGCTTGAGCCGCCGGAAAGACCGAGATATTTCGCAATTCCGCGCGCATGGGCTTCGCCGACTGCCTTTAGAAAGCCGGAATCCTTTAGCCTGTCCGCGTCCTCTTTGCGGTCGATGAACAGGTTTTCGGTGAGAACTGCCGGCATACTGGTTTCGCGGACTACCGCAAGGTTAGCTTGTTTCAAACCCCTGTCCGCGATCTGGCCGTATGCTTTCATTGTTGTTAGGATTTCATTATGAAGTGCCTTCTGTAAGCCGAGAGTCTTACCAGCAGTCCCAGGATAACGGAACGTTTCGAACCCGGTGCCGCCGCCGGCGTTAATATGGAAGGAAACGAATACATCCGCGCCCCATTTATTCGCCATATCTGCGCGCTCTGACAGTTCATAAAAGACATCAGTCGAACGGGTGAGTTTAACCTGTACCCCTTTATAATGGCTCTCTAAATATGACTTCGCATATTTGACCATTTTCAGGACTAAATCCTTTTCCTTCATGCCGTTTGCCGCCGCTCCGGAATCTTTGCCGCCGTGTCCTGCATCTAACCATACTTTTGCCATAAATGATCAATCCTTTCTTATTTCTGGGTTTTTTCGTCTTCGTCTTTCATCTGCTCGAAACGATCGACAAGGAATTTTGGAACCGCGACGCCCAAGCGTCCAAGGTTTTCAATGAAGGAAATACCCTCCATACCAATTAAAAACATGATCATAGCGTAGCGCGCGAACTGTCCGTCATTGCCGAGAATGATATCAACTTGATTAGCTACAATGATTAGGGATAGCATGGCACCCTTTTTCAAGAGTCCGCTAAACGCCGTTTTGGATGAAACGCTTTTATCCTGCCAAGCTGCAGCAACCCCCGTTAAATAATCAACAGTCATAATGATGATGAACGCAGTTAACAAATGATCAAGACCTCCAAACAAATAGGCTAAAATGCCAGTGCTGCCCCCAGCAAACGAGGCGTAAAGGGTATCAGTGTTTTGTCTCATGATTTTCTCTCCTTTTTTGAGCAAAATAAAAAAGCCGCTTATTTCGCCGCTTTCTAAAGAATTATTATTTGTTTTTCACTTCCTCTTCTGTCGCTTCATCTTCCGCCTGTGAATTGCCGATCCGCTCTTCTTGCAGCTCTTTTTTGAGATTTTCATTTTCCTGCTCTAGGTTCTGCCGTTTCTGTAATTCATTCATATATAGGCTTCGACTTTCTGCCAATCTATCATGCGCTTGGCTTAATTCTTCTCTATACGCCGCCGCTTTTAAAGCTTGCCTGTTGAGTTGTTCTTCCAGTTCTTCGTATGTCATTTTAGTGTCATTCAAAGTGTTTTCCTCCTTAATTTAACGTGCTTTCTATATTTTCGATCCGGGTTTTCAGGTCTCTGACAATAGGGATGAGTAAAGCGAACAGCCGATCATACATAATTCCTTCAATTTCACGGTTTCCGTTTTCGTCCGGCTTTCCGAAAAAAACAAATTCTTTTAGACCGGCTTCGAATACCTCTTCGGCAATTAATCCCGGGATTCGCTCAAGATATGGTTTATCCTCATCATCTTCTCGCCCACTCTCTAAAATTTCCGCGTATGCTTCCACGGCTAGTTTATCAAACCATGTTTTAGGATTGAGTTTCAGAATGTTTTCGACTCTATCTTTTGGAAATTCCTCTATGTTAATTTTGTATTTTTGGGATGATGTCACCTTTTCAAAATTGCCATACTGATTCATATGGAGGTTTGCCGGGGCTGTGGTTGTTCTGTTATTAATGGAAGACGACCAAACACGCGGGCCTCTACCATCAACCCCTATATTTATATCACCGACGCTGCTGCTACTTGCGGCATTACCTTTTAAAGTCAATGTTCCGTTCGCGCCAATGGTTTGACTGGAACCGGTCAGGAAGATACCTCTTCCACCAGTATCAAAATTTACCCCTTTTGTAGTTTTCAAACGAATACCGCCGGATGCTATAACATCAAAATTTACAGGTTTGAATCTAATAATCGATTGGCTTCCCTCGAAAAGTGCTGCATAACGAGATTCTACATTATCGAATACCCACGTATCCTTTTGCAAATCATAAAAATAATCATAGTCGCCAGAAGCGATATTCAACATCGCTTTATCACCCCGGCTCATTTGGTAACGGGCGATATCGCCAGTAGTATCGAATATATTGTCAGGATTAAAATTGCCATGTGATTCCGTAAAAATATCTACTTTTGGGGAAAATGAATTCGTGTTTTGTCCGGGCACACCAGAAATAGAAAGCCTCCCGTTTCCAACACGTACAATACTGTGAACCTTATTATCGGTATCGCCATCACGATAAAACCAGCCGGTTTCTTGTTCTAGCATCCCTGATGTTATCGTTAATTTGTTATAGTTGTACTTGCTGTCTCGCGTCCACTGATAGAACGTCCCGTCTTGTATCCAAGATTCAAAATCATTATTTTGACCAGCCGCTTCGAACCTCGCCCCGCGAATCAATGAACCTTCAATCGTGATACCTTTAATCGTCCCGCCGTTGATTTTGCTGGCTGAAAGATTGGCGATTTTCGCGTTTGTGATGGCTCCGTCTTCAATCTGAGCCGTTCCAATGATAGCCGTTCCCAGCTTTGCTCGTGTAATGGCTCCGTTTGCGATGGCCGCCGTCGTAATGGCCGCCTCTTGGATGTGGGCCGATTGGATGGCCGCTTTCGCAATTAAGGCCGATGAAATTGCTTGTTCAGTCAGCATCACGTCGTATGGACTGAAGGCGAATTCTTTTCTTACATCCCCTTTTCGAATTTGAATTTTTCTAAAGGTGACGGAAGGGTTTTCGTCTCCGACTTTATTACCTCCTAACCACAGCCGGGCTGTTTCGGTTGTGATCGGTGACTGAAAAACATAGTCAATCCTTACAAATTCATCGGAAGGGAAAGAGCTAATGTCGTTAAAATTGGGGGCATCCAATTGATATTGGCCGCTGTCATCTTTTATATAAATAAAGTTGATATTAAGGGTATTGTTCCTTTTAACCTCGAATGATAATGTATATTTTTCACCCTTAGTCAGCCTCAGGGTTGATCTATAGAAAGCACTAAAACCAAACCCGGGCCGCGTATCGTCCGCTTTTCTAGTGACAGTTACTTCGTTGAATTCCCCTTCTTTCACGCTCCATGATGCACCGTTGACGTTACCTAATTCACCCGGCCGCAATACTGAACCCGGCAAAATGTTGGATTCATCGAATTTCTGTGAAAGTTTTTCGGCCGTGACTGATAGATTGGCAAGTTTTTCGGCCGTAACCGCCCCGAAAACGATGTCATCAGTCAAAATCCTTCTGGTAACGCCTGTAAATTCTTGTGTAAATGGGCTTGGCGTGCCGTGTGTATTGATCGTTCGCATTCGGTAATACCAAACTTGATCAACGCCCGGCGTATGCTCGTATCCGCTTAATTTACCGCTGAAAATCAAATTTTCATCCAAAGGCGTAAATCCTTTATTCGGCGATGCGAAAATCTGATATGCCGCTATATATGAACTTGGATTATAGTCCCATGTGATCGAAACCCCTTGGAATAAGGATTCGACTTTAATATTTGACGGAACAGGCGGCACTTTATCAGGGAAGCTCCCGTCGCCGATTATCGGGTCGCCGCCGTTGTCCCATTTGCCGCGATTCGTGTCAATTGTCGTTTCAAGCTCTTTGATCCGCTTTTCGGTTGAATACAGGTCTAAAAATTGCCCCATTTCTACCTGTGCCGTATTCACGGGATCAGATAGATCGTATTCTATTGCAATGACTCTAGTTTGAACCTCGATAGGGTGTCGAAAATTGTCGTCAATTGCGATCATTGTATCGCCAAGATCAACCGCCTCATGCTCATAACCCGAAATGTATTCAAGCAGTTCCAGCTTTAGAGAATAATTGACTTGCACCATTTCATGATTGATAAGCGCTTCATATGTTTTTCTAAGCAATTCGGCCGGGTCTTCGATGCTGTCGTCTTGCCATTTCTGGAACCGGTGCCGCTTCGTCTGACCGTCATACATTATTCGGCCGAACTTCTCCAAAAGGTCAGGATCGCCGACCCATTCTTGCCCTTTTGGTTTGTCTACCGGGTCGCCGTTCGCTTTGACCCATTCGACATCCGAGAAATCAATATAACGGGTGTTGCCGCCGCCTTCGGTTTCAAGGCTTGCGCCGTAACCGTACAGGGCTGTTACCGGGTAACTCAGTACCGTTCTGGTGATTTCCTGAATGTCTTTATCGATTTCCGCACGCTTCCCGGTATCTTGGCCGCGTCGGGGCAGAATATGGATCACTCGATCAACGATATTGTCATTTTCATCGAAAACAACTTCGTCATAATACTCGCCGCCCCATATCTGCAATATCTGGTTGATGGCTTCCATGACACTGATGCGATAAAAATTCGTTGAATGCAAGCCAAGATCGACCGGAACATTCGCGCGCCACCTTGTACCCTCAAGAATACGGTCAAGAACGTACTGGGCTGTTCTATTTTGCGGCCTGATGTCGGTCACAAACTCATCGTATAGCTCTGACAGTGCCGGCTCACAATAGGCCCTAATGCGGGCATTCGCGCCGTCGTCGGCGTCTTCCAGCTCTTTTATAACGAAATTGCGTTTTCTTCCTCTCCTGTCCTCGAAAACGACCTGATTCTCCGGTTTTATATGAACGCTATCCTCGTGATCTGCGTCCGCGACAAAAGAAAAAGAAGAACCGACATTCAGTTCTTCTCGAAATGGCGCATCATAGAAACGACATGCTTCTTTTGCTTCGCTTGATATGATTGTTTGTTTTTTGTCCTTGTCGTCCAAAATCCACATATCGGCCATAAACGCACCCCCTTACATATACGCCTTGTTAAATGAAATACTGCTTTTGTGTGTTGTGTTCACGGTGATTTCTCCGACCGGGATATTAAACCATCTTGAGAGCATAAGCAGCGCATTCATGTTTACTTTGCCGTTGATGATCACTTTTCTCTTTTCAAAATCAATTACAAGGGTGTCCCCTTTAATGAAGTTGAAATTTACTTTTATCCGCTTTTCGATTGTTTCGTCTTCTTTCAACAACTGAATTTCATAGGTAGATGCGTCCGACTCGAAAACGCATGTAATAGTCGGTGTAACCGCCCTTTTCCCATCGTTTTTTACCACTGTAGGGCTATTTGTTTCAGTTGTGACAACCGTTTCAGCCGCTTCCTTTTCGGGGTTCGGGCATACAAATGTCAGTGTCACTTTATAGACGCCGTTTTGCCCTTCACTCTCTTGCGCTGTACTGAATACGGCGTAATATGTTCGGTCTGGCTCATCTGAAAAGATCAACGCTTCTTCCTTGTCTGTCGCAAGGATATAATTTATTTCTTCTAATATCTTTCGTAATTCCGCATCGTTGGCCGCTATAAATAAGGTGTCAATCTCGATAGTGCGTTCCGTGTATCTTACGCCCTTTAATTTAGCGCCATCGACACCCGGCAAGGAAACTAAATTCAGTTCCCTGCCAACAATGCCGCGCCCCCTGTCGTTGATCACGAAAAAGTGATCCGTCAGGGTGTAACCGTTGAATTTGATCCAATAGTCTACTTCTTGAATCGTTTGGCCGAATGCGTCATCTATTGCCGTTGTCAGTATCTTTTTGTAATCGATCATCGGTTTATGGTCGTCCTCCTTCCGTCTTCACGGCTCTGGAACTCTTTCACGTATTTGTACGTGCCCCGACCGACTTCTCGGCCGTCCATTTCAATAATGATCGGACGGTCTGAAATTTCGAAATCACTGACCTCTGCCTCGATCTGACCGCGGACATCGTTTAATGTGCCACTGCTGAGGGCTGTGTCATAGGCGAATGTCGTTTGATCTGGCGTAAACATGGTGAGCTGCGCCAGTTTCTGAGTAGCTTTTTCTACAAGGCCGCCCGCTTTATCGATACCAACAGCCACACCAGCCGGAATCATTTTTCCGACATGATCGCGCATCCATCGTGATGGCGAGTGAATGTTGAGTAATCCGGTGATTTTCTTCTTAACCCCGTCCGCGATGTCGCCGACTTTCCGCCAGACGGCATTTGCCATACTTCCGATACCGTTAATCAATCCTTGAATGATGTTCTTTCCGATCTGTTTCAGATCGATCCCCTTCAAGAATTTAACGGCGTTATTCCAAAGGTTTTGGATCGTGGTTTTGACATTCTTCATGACGGTTGTAACAACATTCTTCATGTTGTTGAAGTTATTCCTGACGCTCGACCAGATGTTTTTTGCCGCATTTATGACGACTGACTTCGCCGCATTCCAGACGGTTGTCAGGACGGTTTTGACTGCATTAAAAATGGTTGTCGTTACAGTCTTGAACGTGTTCCAAGTGGTTTTGACTGCGTTCCACAGCCCTTTGGCGAGATTCACCACGGTATTTTTTATACCGTTCCAGATTGAGCTAAGGACGCTTTTGATCCCGTTAAAGATTGTTGTCGTTACAGTCTTGGCTGTATTCCAATAATTTTTAACAGCGTTGACTAAACCTTTAACGAGTGATGACACAACCGTTTTGATCCCGTTCCAGATTTGCTTTGCCCCGTTGCTGATGTTTGTCCAGATTTGCTTTAAATGGTTTGCGAATCCTTTAAAATCGCCTTGCACAAGGTCGATGACAAGCAGAACCGGGCCGAGGATCGCATTTTTTAAGACTTGCCATGCGCCTTTTGCGATGCTAGTAATTCCGTTCCAGATGCCGGAAAGAGTTTGGGACAAAATCGAAAAATGATTTTTCACACCGTCCACAATGCTCGTGACGACGCCGATCAGCGTTGTTTTGATCGTATTCCACACGGACGATACCGTGCTAGATACCGTGTTCCAGATGTTTGACAACGTTGTGACTATGACGTTAAAAGTCGGGCCGAAAACCGCGACAATTCCGTCCCAAATTGGCTTTACTAAATTCATGAATCCAGTCCATGCTGCTTGTGCTGTCGTGGTGATTCCTGACCATAATCTTGAGAAGAACGACGTCAGGCTGCCCCATGCTGTTGACGCAAGTTCGACTATTCCAGACCAAAGGCCGGAAAAGAACTCAGATATTGAATTCCACGCCGCTATCGCGTTTGTTTTGATTCCTTCCCACAAATTCACAAAGAACTCGGATATCGGTTTCCAGTTCGTGATGATCAGATAAGCCGCTGCCGCAATGGCTGCCACAACCATTAAAATAGGATTGGTCAAAAATGCTTTTCCGACCATCCCAATGACTGAGCCAATCCACTTTATCGCCGTCCCTAATTTTTTCACCGTGCTTATTGCATCTTTCCATTTAAAAGCTGCTGAAAAAGCGACAGTTAAAGGCGTTAACGCTCTGAACAGGCCGCCGAATGTAATGAGATAACCGATCATTTGACCGATAATAGGGTTTGTTTCCATCATCGAATTAGTGAATTTCAAGAACCCTGTGACCATTTGCAGGATTTGCGAACCCAACGGAGCCATGCCGACACCTAAGTTAACAATCAAGTCCCTTAGTTGCCCGATCAGTGACAGCACTGTCGGTGTGTTTTGTCGCACGTAATTGATAAATTCTTGGAAGCCTTTCGATTCGCTCAGGCTGTTTCCCCATTCTTTAAAGCGCGCTGTAAGATTTACAAGACCGGTCAGCATGTCCGCACTCATCGGCGCGAACGCTGTAAACATTCCGATTAATCCCGATCCGATGTTTTTAAGGATCGTCAGCAGCTTAGGGCCGTTTTGCTGAACGTATTGGATAAACGACTTAAATTTATCTGAGCCTGAGAGACTTGCCGTCCATTTCGCGAATGCTTCGGACGATTTCAACATACTTTGTGACATTTGTTGCCCCAATGGTCCAAAAGCAACCAGCAAATTCAAAAAGCCGCGCAAGTAGTTCCCCATCGTTTTTACTGTCGTGGCGAATTGCGGGCCTGCGTTTTTATTCATATAATCGAAAAACTTCTGTACATCGGGAGCATTCAAAGACTTTTGGAAGCTCTCGGATAGTTCAAGGCCAGCCGCCGCGACAGATTTAAACATCGGCCGCAGTGTGTTAAGAACGGATTTGAAGCTATTCAAAGAGTTTGTGAATGTCTTCAAGATCGGTTTTTGCGTTTCTTGAGCTATCTCGCGCCAGTTTGCTTTGAAGTCCTCCAAGGTGTCGAGCGCCTTCCGTTCTTCTGCGCCAAGACTTTCCTGAATCGCCTTGATCTTCTCCATGATCTTGGCACGCTCTTTCAGGTCTGTTGTTTCGTCCAGCTTTTGCTGGAGCTTCGCCAGGTCGGAAGACGCTTTGAAAACCCCGCTAATATTGGAAATGGCTAAAGCTCCAAACGCTCCGGCACCTGCCGCCGCTGTCCCGAATGAACTCGCTAGCCCCATAAGGCCGCCGGAAGCCACGCCGATGACCGGCCCTAATGACCCCAAAGCCGCCGTTAATGACGCTATCGCCGGCACAAGAGCCGGGAATATCGACATTTTCATGCCGCTAAAGGCGTTTCCAAACACAGTCTGAAAGTCGTTTATCACCCTGCTAAGCCGCGCCATCCTGTTTTCGAAAACGCCCAGCCGCCGCTCGGCCTCTTTAAAATTTTCTTTAACAGTTACGCTGATTCTATTCGGGATGCTTCGGGCTAACGCCTTAACTTCGCCCATTTTGCGCTTAAATTTGCCTATTTCCGCATCGACAATCGCTGTGAGGCGTTCGATCATAGCCTTAACCCCCTTTCTTATTGAAATCCGGAAGGGTGATCGTTTTAAGGGCATCTGTCGCGCGTTTTAGGGCATTAGGGTTAACGCCAAGGCTCCGCGCATTGCGCCAGCCGTCTTCCTCGTTGGCCACCATCTTCCGGGCTTTGTCAGCGTCAAACATCTTTTTAGGGGTCACACGCCCTTTTTTATTCAAAGCGTATCGATGGAATAGGGCGTTCTTCGTCAACAATTCCATTTCATCGATCTGCCGATATTGCGCGCCTTTTAAAAAGAGCTTATACTCGTGTGGTGTCCACGAAAGTATAAGCTCCGGATCATGTATATTAAGATAACGAGCAGCATTCAAAATAACTGCGTCATAGTTTACTTGTTCATCTCTTTCCTTAGTTTTTCGAGTTCCGCCATCATTTCCTTGGCGTCCTCGCGCTCCTGCTTCCGTTTCAGGAATTCCGCTTCCGTCTCCCCGACTCTCTGTTTGATCTCCTTCTTGAGAACGTCGAAGTCTTGCCAGATTCTCTTTACTTGAACTGCGAAAAAACCGGATTGATCCACCGCCTGAAACGCTTCTTTGTAAAGTCTTTCGGCACCTTTTGCGCCTTCATCCTCAATAACTTTCGCGAGCGCTTCTTCGATTTTTTCAACAGATGGCTTTTTATCTTTCAAGTGAGAAAGTGCACAATCCCAGAACCGGATTAAGTAAAGTGAACTGCGTTGCTCAAGTAGGCCGAGATATACATTTCGTAAGCCGCCTTGTTTGTTTCCGCTCTCGTCTTTTTCGTTATATTTTTCTTCCGCTGTCCTTTCGAATTTGAAATCACAGCGTGCTTCATATTGTTTTCCTTCGATTTCTAATGTTGGCATGTCATATTCCTCCTATAAAAAAGGGCACCCGGAAGGATGCCCTGTATCTTTATTTTGAATCGTTTTTTTTATGAGCCACTTGTTTCTGGCTCTGTACGTGTTTCTATCTGACTCATAGGCGATTCTCCCGCCTCGTTAACGGCCGTCACATTCACTGTGAGCTTAGTATCCGGCGTAATGTCTGTGAGCGTGCATTTTGGTTCTGTCACTTCTTTGTAGAATACTTTTTCCGATCCCCTGTATACCTTGTATGAAGTCGCCCCATCTACAGCCTTCCAATCCACGGTCACGCTATTAGTTGTAGCTGTATACTGTAGATTTTGGGGCGCCTCAGGGAGTAGAAGTAGGCTGCTTTCTTTTCTCGAATCCGCCTGTAGTCTCGCCCGGTTTTTCGAATAGAATTTCATTAGCTGATTGGATAAAGTCGTCTGGCAATTCAATTTCTCCCGGCACTGTACGAACAAGAACCGGCAATGATGTACTTGCTTCGACGAATCCGTCTGTCGGCTCACTAAACTCAATGTTTTCGATAATCGTCCAGCCGAAACGGCAATCATATTTTCCGTTGTCGTTCTTTTGGCTGGTGTCTACACGCCAAACTTTCAACTCGGATTCATTATCATAAGTCCATTCTAAGGCTTCTTGTCCGCCGTCTTTTTGTTGTGCATATAAAGTAAGTTCGAATGTCTCACTTTTCGCCCCGTACCCAACGATACGGCCTAATTTTGTTTGTTCGTCAACCGTTTCTTGTTCCCTTGTCCATGTTCCTTCTGTCTGGTTGCCTACAATCTTCGCATCTGATCCAAGTGGCGCATTTGCAGCTTGCACAATATAAATGATGCTTTTACCGGTAGTCGGTTTACCTGATACCGCCATTTGATAGCCCCCTTAATTGTTAATATAAATTCGGATTCTCAAAATTCCGTGTTGTGTGATCCCGTCTATATCGGTGATCACTTGCGATTGCAAAAAACTGAGTTGAAGGGGTTTGAACCCCTCCACCTCTAAAGGTTCTTTTGTCAGGGCCTGCATGACGAGAGAAAGGATTTCCTTTGCCTCGCGCCTGCCGTCCTCTGCCCGGCTCCACGCATGTATAACAGTTGTGATGTTTTCGCCAAATGTCACTTTGGTTTCGAATGGCGTTGACGTGTCTTCCCCGATGGACACATACGGGAAAGGCGTGTCTTTATTCGGATTGTCAAAAACGCCCTTTATCACTTCATTAAGCGCCGCATCCGTCGATAGCCTGTTGTATATCGCTTTTTGAAGGTTCCAGGAAGCTAGTTTATTTTGAATGATCATCGTCGGTTCATCTTCCTTTCGAAATAACGGGCGCCCGCTTCCACAGCAGGGAAAAAGAACGGTTGCGCGCGCATTCCGCGGGTGAACACATATCGCCCTAATTTCTCATCAAAATACACCCAAGGTGTTTTACGGCCGTTACCGTTTTCGGCGTATATGCCCGTGCCAAATTCGACATAAATCGCATATGAAGCCCCGACGGTGATTTTAGCCTTGAAACCACCATGAGAGTAATTAACCTCTATCGAATTTTTAAGGTTTCCGTCGTCTACTGGCGCCGTAGCCACTGCTTGGCCGGCAATAATTTCCGCCGTTTCAACAATGATTCGCTTCACTCGATCATGCACCCGGTCACTGAACGAATTAACAGCCCTCGTCATCTGCCTTGTAATCCTGTTCATCAGCGAATGTTCTCCCCTGAACGGCATTTAAAGCACAAGATTTCACCTTGGCCGCCTTGATCGATAGGCGGGGACTGAATGACCAAAACCCTGTCATTTCGGTCTTTCCAAATGATCCGCATGTCGTTTTCAACGTCTTCCCGGTAGGGAAAATAGACGTTGTATTCGACGGGGTTCTCAAGCTGTTGAGCTTGGTAATATTCTTTTCCGGTCAGCGAATCGACAAATGCCTCGCAGTCGGTAATCGCGTCCACCCAGTCTTTTTTAAAGCCGCCCCCGCCATTGGGTATCTGTTCAAACTTTTGGAATGTGATTATGTGCGGGTATAATTTGTAGCGCATTAATGCCACCTCAATTTTTTGTAGGGGGACAAATACGCCCAAATCGTTTCCGGAAGCTCCGTGATGAACGAAAAAGACGCATCCCCTAATGATCGAGAACTTAAATCAACCGGATTCATGTTAAATTCAACTGCTTTCGCAACGAATAATTGCACACCGTATGGCAAAACTTCTTTATCATCCTTCGTAAAGCTGTCATTACATTTGTCCTTTGCAAACTCCACATAAAACGGAACTGCTTCTTCTAAGTACTCGTCATGTTCGTCTGTTTTGATTTGCAACAGCCGTTTGACCGTTTCAATATCCATCTGTTTCACTCCATAAAGAAAGAGCAGGAGGATTCCCCTGCCCTTTTTTATTTGATACCGGATCATTGTTTTTCTTTTTTGGTTTTAGATGTTCTTTTCTTCGTGCTCGTCTTAGCCTTTTGGGTATCTTTTTTTGTTGCCTGTTCCGCTTCTTTTTGCGCATGAGCCGCTTTTTTAGCTTCTCTCAGGCGCTTTTCCTGTTCTAATAAATAAAACGTTGTCGCTCCCATTAAATCACCCCTTACGCCGATGGCTTAGTTTGAGTCACAATTTCGCTCATAGGAGACTCGCCGGACTCATTAACAGCCGTTACGTTAATTGTGAGTTTAGTATCCGGATTCATACCGGTTGTTACATACTTAGGTTGCGTCACGTTTTCAGCGAATTTCTTGTCTGCTCCTCTGTAAACGTTGTATGAAGTCGCCCCATCTACGGGATCCCATTCAACTGCGATAGAATCAGTTGTACTGTCGTACCGGAGATTCTGGGGCGCATTAGGGAGCAGGCGTTACGACTGGAAGTGAATCGTCAACAATGATCGATTTACCCATGTAAGTACCGAAACCGACATCAGCCCGGTTGTTCGGGATGAATTCGATCAAGTTTTGCTTCTGCAGGTTCGTATGCGTCAGTGAGTGCATAGCGATAGAAGTGAAAATATCTTTCGCATCGCCTAACAATTGCTGTGCGTCAAGGATGGCTGCGCCTGTTAGGCCGTTTCCGCCCTCTTCATTTGTGATGATTTTCACGATACGGACCTTTTTCTTGTCGTATACACGATCATAGTTCGCGCCGTCCGCCATTTCTGCAAGTGTTGGCATTTCTTTGGCGACTGCCGCGTCAGTCCATTTAAATCCACGTGGGTGCATAATGAACTTTTTACGGTTGATTAGGATATCTTCGCCTTTAAGTGAATTCCGATCGGTTTCTGTCGGTGTTTTCGGCATTCCGCCGGCGTATCCAATGGCACCGGAACCAAAAATATAAGTCGTGTATTTTTTGCCGCTTCCGCTCGACAGGTCAAGGACTAAATCGGCGCCGTCATTTGCCACGTTGTCAGCGAAAACGCCGTCAAGCATACGGAAAATCATTTTTTGATATTGTCTTTCCCAATAATTGTTTACACGTTGAGCGATCGCGCGCATTGGATCAGATCCCGCAAGCTCTGCCGCTAAGTCTTCAGAACTCCACGCCTTCCCATATTCGAAAACACGCGCAACGTCTTTGCCAGATGTGATTTTTTCAGGCGTCATAGCGAAATCGGATTGAATCGCCTCCGGATCGCCTTCAAGGTCGTTCCAGAAAGGCATATTAATTGTTTCGCCTCCGTTTGGAACAACAATTCCCGGAACCGGCTGAAGAATACCGCTTCGATAGATCGCTGTCTTTTCGACAGTGTTATTCATTGTGTATCGGTTAAATACTTCTGGGATGATAACATCCTGCACTCTTGTTACTGCCATTTATTTACCTCTCCTTTATAGTCCGAAATTCGCAGGGTTGTCGCCTGCTTGGATGATTAATCTTCTTGCTTTGTCGGGATCATTTCGGATCAAACGGCCTTGTTCGGTCATGTTGAAATGATCCTCTGAAAACGGGTTGCTATTGGTCGGGATTCCGTTTCCCGTGTTAACATTCGGGATTGGTCCTCCCTGAAGACTGTAGGGATTTTCATCACCGAAAAGGTACTTGTCGCTCTCCTGAATGGCTTTTAATTGCTCATCTAAGCCTAGAAGTTTATCCCCGTCCAATTTGACATTTTCAAGGTCCAGAAGCGCTTTGACAGCCTTTGGATTTCGCGCTTTTGCATCACGCAAAGCCCTCTCGATAGCGAAATCCTTCTGCTGTTGCTGGATTTTAGCCTCATAATCGGCCACTGTCTTTTCGTTCGCGTCCTGAATCTCCTTGATTTTGCTGTGTAATTCTTCGTTGTCCTTTGCCCGCTTCCTCAAGTCTTCAAGCTGTTCGTCACGTTGGTTCAGCTGGTTTTTGAGCTCTTTTTTGTCGTCGTTCAGTTCGTCGAATTTCTCTTTCGGAATCCAATTACCGTCACTGACAACTGCGATTTTCTGCTCACCCGCCTTTTCCATGACTTGCGTATATAAATCTTCACCCAACAATTCCTTTAAACTCACTTTCTCACACTCTCCTTTAATGTTTTTTTGCGTGTCCACCTCACGCGCAGGATTTTCGTTTGTTTTGACTCTAAACCTTTAAAACGAGCAAATAAGCCTTTTAACGTCATGCTCAGGACAAAATAAAAAGCCGCTGCTTGGCGACTGTTACTTTTCGTACTTGACTGATACCGGATTGATTCTTAAACCCTTATATAACTCTTTATTAAGCATTTCCTTGTATTTATCGCTTTCCGTGTAGAGAATAGGCTCACAAACAGACATTGAATTGCTTTCGGCGCTCAAATTTGAATTGCGTATCATTATTTTGACCTCATATCCCGCCGCATCGATTTTGTGAATGACTTGGCACACGCTTCCGCTATTTCCTTTCCATCAAGGGAAACCATCACAGGCTTTTCAGACAGCACTTCCCGGATTAACTAGTTGATTCCGTTGTCATCAACCATTCTATTACCCCTCTTCCGAATGGTCTTCGTCTGTCGTATCTTCTGTCGTTTCTTCAGGTGATGCCGCCGCTACCTTGTCAGCTTCGATCTTCGCTTCGAGAGCCGCTAAAAAATCGGCGTCGATGTCAATTTCGTCAACGGCAAACGTGATCGTTGCTGTGTTCAGCTCTCCGACTCTCATAGATAGCTTTAATTCAGTCATATGCGTCGGCTCATGTCCGTCTATCAAAATATGATAATCGGAACATTTTAGCCCGGCACTTGATAGGGGACTCTCTTCTTTCCTTTTCTGCGCTTCTTCTGTCAATTTAATCTCTAACTTTGCCATCCAGAAAACACCCTTTCATAATCCGCTTCACTCACGACGAAAATTTCAGCTAATGCCCCATCAACCGTAACAGCAACATGAACCATGCCGTTATGCTCACAAATGACTTCCGAGCGCAATTCAACAGTCAAAAAATCGTATTTCCCCTTCGCTTCTTCAGACTGCATCTTTATTCTCCTCCTTCCGTCGTTTGGCTTTCCGGATGTGTTTTATGATGATAAGAGTGATAATCATCGGCCAAACAACCGAACAGATAAGGGAAATGACGAAAACAGCTAAAATCCCTATGAATTGTTTATTCTCATTACTGTACTTGTCCATTGTTTCAGCGCAGAGATTAAAAAACATGATGCCGGCAATTATCAGCCCGATGATTCCATAAATTAATAGGTAAATCATATTCACCCCTCCTTTTCAAGTTGTTTTTTCCACTCTTCATAGGTCGTGTATGGAATCACGACGTTTTTGCCGGCGATTCTGGATCGTCTGACTTCCGGCTTCTGGCCATTGACAATGAAAATGATCGAACAACGGCAATTTATATCATCCTTAGCATTGTGCATGTGGCCGGGAGCCTTCCCGACGCCGCCGTATATCGATTTGAAAACGCCGTCCCGCTCAACAACCTTCCCATCGAGTTTCCGGTGCCCGATCCTCGTCCTGGTATCCAGCGTGCTGACCCACATTTTTTTCAGATCGGCCTTTTTTGATGCTTTCTCGGCGCTATCCATGCGGCCGGATACCTGAACCCTATGGGCTTCGGTTCGGGCGATTCTACGGGCTTTCATGCGGCCAAAATCAAGTGCCTTTTCGACCCTAGCCGCTATTTTTTCATAATCGTCGCCAATCAGTAGCCCCTGAGTGACTTCGACTGTAATTCTGGATATGATTTGATTCCGAGATGTCTCCAATAGGGCAGGCAACCGCAATTCAGGGATAGGGTTTTCGATGGCCGCCATGATAACCGCTTCAGACGGTATCGTGAACCCCATTTTCACTTGTGCTTCGAACTCATACACGTATGCAGAACGTAAATAATTCTCAACATACTGCTTTTCTAGCAATAAATCGATTTCTTTCAGTATGAAACGGAAATCCTTGTCGATCTTTTTCGTGATGAAGTCCAGTTCTTTCCGTAACCGGTTATACTTGTTCAGATCGGTGTAAGTCAGCTCGCCGCCTGAAGAGTATTTCTGATACATTACAGCTATTTGCTTGTTAATGTCCTTCAGCCTCTTAACAAACAGCTTGTCGATCTTCTTTTCAGCCTTGCTGATCTCGTTATCGAGATACTTGTCGATATCATTCTGATTCATCTTCATCGCCGCCTTCCTCATCTTCGGCCGCTAATGAAGAAAGATTCTTGCCGTACTCCGTTTCCTCTGTTTCGATCCGCTCAAGTTCCGCCTCCACATCATCAACAAATGGATGATATGCAAGACGCGTCTCTCGGCTTAAATCCGGGCTTTGATTGATCATCTGTACTTTTTCAAGCTGGTTCGTGATCTTGGACCTATTGAACGTCATTTGAATCTCCTTGTAATCGAACTCACCCAGCTTCTTGATTCGTAAAAACTCGGTGAAGAACCAGAAAAATTCTTGTAGCGCTTTCCGAAATTTCCGTTCTGTTGCGTTGGCCTTTAGATCAAGCAATGCGTACAAGTTTTCCAGAGCTACGCCAGAAGGTGCATTCCCGAATTTATCCGGGCTGTTGTTCACCCCTTGGCCGAATCTGAAAATGTTGTCTTCCAGACGGTCAAGATGCTTGTCCGCGCTGTCGATGGGAATTTCAGTTGTGAGGGTATCGACGCCGCCCTCTCCACTTACTTTGATAGCCTTGTAATATCTCAGATTATCGACAAATTCCGAAAGGTCTTCACCGTTGTAGTCTCTCAGAATGTAGATCAATTCTTGTATTTCTTCGAAACTGTTCGCATTATCAGAAACAATCCGGTCATAGTTATCGATCAGGGTCTTATAAAATTTAAGATCGCCCACGCTTTCGGTGTTGTTTCTAAACGGAATGAGGGGAACCCGGCCCCACCCGTATCCCACCTTTTCATTAGATTCCTTGTTAATCGTGTAGAAATAGCTCACGGGATTTTCTTCGCCATTGCTGAAGTCCAGTACAAGCTGGCCGTCCTCTTCCACATAGTAATAAACCTTATCATCCGTGTATAACTCGACTTTCTGCTGTTTGTTTCCCTCAAAATCTTCGATCTCATAAACCCTGACAGCATATAAAAGCCGGTGATATTTCGTACTGTCGTAAACAGCAATAATTTCTTCAGCGGGCAAGATTACATAATCGAATTCCCCCTCCTCATTTATGAAAGGGTGGAGCCATTCAAGGCCCTTGTTGCTCGCGTTTTTGACAAGCTCATTCATGGTGTCGTCAAATTCTTCATCCGCAAGCTCATTTACATATTTCAAAAGGGTTTTATTCTTCGAACCGAAGGTTATCGGCTTCCCGACCAAATATTGTGTTTTTTGATCGACCAAGAGCTTGTGCCAGCCATGCGGTATTTTGTTGTTCGGCTTGACACCTTCACTATCGATTATCTTTTTTCCGTCTCTCCAATAATACTGCTGACGATTTGTAATATCACTTTCGTTCAGATAATACCGGACGCCCTCTAACATAAGGCTCGGGTCATGCTTCGAAATTAATTGCATGATTATTTCTGTGTTCGGGTCTTTATTTTCGCCCGGCGCGTTCTTCTCAATTAAATCGATTAATTCTTCCGTGTGCGTCGGTGAGTTTGGATAAATATCCACGTGCCGCCCTCCTTACTTTTGAATCTATTTAAGTATCGAAATACCCGATTTTGTCATATCCCTTTCGAAAGCATAGCGTGTTGCATCAATAGTATGGTCGTCTTTTTCTTCGAGTCTAGGTAATGGATTGCCGTCTTTATCAGTTTTATAGTCAGCGTTCTCGAACTCTCGCGCTATATTCGGCGTTCTCTCTGGATCGATCACGATAGCGTCCAGATCGTCAAGCCATTCCTCGCCGTATTGTCGTGAGTCTGGACCCTTCTTGGCGCCCCTGATACGCCTTATACCGTGTTCTGATTTGAGTTCATCTATAGATTTCGGCTCTGCGCTGTCGGTAATGATTTCATGCCGATCATACCCTTTATCTTTGATCCACTTGGCAAGCATCCGGTTAGACAACTTGTGCGCGTATAGCTCATCAAGCGCGTAAATCGTTTTCTTTTTCTTGTCATAGTGCCAACGAACAAAGGCCAACGGGTCCGGTCCATACCCAAAGTCGTTCCCTTGTCGGATGTTGTCGAATGATTTGACCTCTTGATCTGTAATTTTTCTAAATTGAAGGTTATTGAATGGAACTACCCCCGATCCTATCGCCTCGCCAAGGTATTCCCATTTGTACTTTAAAAGGTTCCTCTCCTTGACGGTTTCAGCCTCTTCCTTGAAGGCTTTTGAAATGTATGGATTTTCGAGATATGTTGAATGATGAATATATGTGTTCTTTGGTACGAATGCAGATTCATATTTTTTGTTCACCCATGATTGCTTTCTTTTCGGTGGGTTGTATGAGTAGTAAAAGGCATAAAAAAGACCGTCCGGAAGTTCAGCCCTCAGAACGGAATTTTCGATCATAGATACTTCTTCTTCGAGTTTAAATTCGGCCAGCTCTTCAATCCATAGGAAGGCAACCGGGTATTTTGCTATCTTGAGTGATTTGATCTTGGCTGGATCATCCGCACCCCTGAAAATGATACTATTTCCTCGTGGGATGTAAGTAAGTTTCAGAGGGGATTTGTTAACGCGCCAATACGAACCCACGCCCAGCAGATCGATAGCCTCTTTGAGCTGTTCAAATACGGATTCCCCTAACGTGTTCCCTACTTTCCGGACCACAAGTGTACTGACCGGGTATTGCATCATGTCCTTTATCAGCCGTATACCAATATGCGTCGACTTTGAAGAGCCGCGCCCGCCTTTCAGGACATACCGAAGGTATTTATGACTGTTGGCTGCCGCCCAAAACGAACGAAACTTAGGCGTTATGATGTCCGATATACGTTTAACCTTCGTCAATATGATCACTTCCTATATCGTCGACGATTGTCACAGCGTCTTCGTGTGCATCTTTCTCGACTTCGGCTTTCGTTTTCTCGATGTTCAAACGCATTTGATCAAGTTTAAGCCGCCGCTCATCTTCTTCATGCGCTAGCTGATCAAATTGCTTTATCAAGCTCCGCAGCTCACCCATAGCCCGCGATTGAGCATTCAGGAAGGTTGCGTGACGGTCCCAAGCGAATTGTATTTCGTACTGCTTTTCTTCGGCGTACTTGATGTCGTCGCCGACGATCAGACCTTTCACTTTTGACAGCTCCTTGGCTGTGTCATCCTTATCCTTTACAAACATGATCCGTTGCGCCCGGATAATGGCCGCGTATTGGATCTGGATTTGATCCCATATCATATCGGCAGGGCTGCGTTCCTGAATCTCTTCCACGATCTCAAGCGTTTCCTCTGGGAGAAACTTGGAGAAAAAGCCGTGTGTTTTTGCGTTTTGGTTTCCCTTTGGTGCGCCGCCGTTGTTCCCGAGTGCGTTTATATTACCAGGTGGCGCGCCCACTTTTTTTGTGTGCACACTTTTTTCAGAGGGTGCACCCTTTTTTCTTTCCCAACCGTGCCGCCTTTTCCATGACTTGATGGTGTTCACTGACACCCCGTACTTTTCGGCGAGGTCCTTGTATTTCATTCCTTTGACGTAATCTTTTTGTGCTTGAATGTGTTTTTCGGCCATCTACATTCACCCGCCGCCCCCTTCTGAATTGTGTTGTTTTGAAAATATATTTGCTCTGAGCCGCGTCCGTGCTTGGCGGTATCCGATTGTTTTCCCAAGTCTCACCGGACGCGTATCACAGCAAACATAAAAAAAGCACCCCCGCGGGATGCCTATTGTTGGGAAACTACTATATAAATCTTGTAAACTTCATCTGCTATTACTTTCATGTCATATTCGTGATCTTTGAAGGTAATTATGTTTGATGCAGGGTTGAAGTTTCTTAAGAATTGGTACTTATCTGAATCATTAATAATAGCTGTCTTCGGACCAATATTTGAATCTATAAATATAGAATTAGAATTATCCTTTACCCACTTTTCTAAGTGCTCATCAAAGTGTTCAAAGAAGTTTCTCATTTTTCTATGTTTCAATGGAGAGTCCTCAGATACACCCAGTTTTTCTCTTAGTTCTTTTCTTGATTGACTAATCCGCAAATTAACCCCCCACAATAACTTGGAAATATTAGCGGAGGATGTTAAAAAAGATTGAATATGGTACCAAACCTTATCTACACCTACTTCTGTTGGATTTTCATAATATTCATCCAAATATTCAACAGACATAAAAAAGATTCTACATTGTCTTTTGATCTCTCTTTCGAAAATTTCCATAGACTGCTTGTTCATAAACTCACCCCACCTTATTATCGGTGAAAGAAAGTGACACTGGAACAATATGCGAAATTTGTCGAACGAAAAAACGTCCCCGCTCATTCGCAGTGACGCTCTTTCCCACTTAATTTGTTTTGTGGTTAACCGGGGGAACCTACCTCCCCGTCCTGCCTTCCATTTTACACGACGGATTCTTTCGGATTCAACAACTGCACAATTCGGCAATTTTGGCACAACTGGTTGATGATCTCGTCTTTCATTCGCCGTACGGTTTCCCGAGATATTCCAAGATGGAGACCGATGGCTCGATAGCTCATTCCTTCCGTCATGCAATCATAAATCACTTTGTGCTGCTCCCCTTCGATCTTTCTTGCTGCCGCCTCAATCGCGTATACGCGTTCCTCGAAGTATTCTAGACGCTTGTAGAGACGTTCCTCTCTCATGTCCATATCCCTCAGCTCGGCCTGACTCTTCCCGGGGCTTCCCTTTGGCATGGCTGCCTCCAAACCGTATTGAGCAACACCCCAGCTCCGCATAGGGATGTCGGAACCGTAAAGCACCCTTTGCAATCTCTGAACCTCTTTTGCCATCCAGTGATAACTACTGATCAGTTTTTCAATCTCTTTTTTATACATGATCAATTCCCACCCTTTCTATTTTGGCTAAAGAGCTTTCGGTAAATCGCTTTTGATATGGTCGGTACAAATGTAATAAGGAAATAGATCCACATCACTTCATGAATGGTTCTGACGTTAATCTTTAATACAAATACCAAAAACCAAAATGCCACCAAGGAAATCGTTAAATTAATACACCAGATTGTTTCTTGCTTGTTCATTCATACGCCCCCTTATCGTTGTCTGAATGCCCCGCCTTTGGCTCTTTTATAGATAGGCCTGTTTGTATCCATCAGGTTCCTTAAATCCCGTTCAGTGAGCTTTTCCTGCTTTTTCCGCGTGTTCTTTTTGGTCTTTTTCATGTTTTCAGCCTCCTTTTGACACCCTAGTGATCGCGGGGTGTGACTGAAAAGTTGCAAAAATAAAAAACGGACACCAAACAAACAGCGTAAATGCTGTAAGTTCAGTGTCCGCAGGCTTTCCGTCTTGGACGTTTATTTTGTTTTCTGTTTTCGTTATACTTCTATGATACCATAAAATCAAGTTTAAATGTTTCCTGACGGCCGCCGCATGGCGGTTTTTTGTCCTTCATTCTCCTTCCCGGCTACGGCCTCTCATACTTTCCCTTCAAGTAGTTTCAAAATGTCATCGATGTCCTTTTCCTCGATGTAGGTTTTTTTCGCCCTTCGGCATATGAATTTGATTTTTTGCATGGCTGTTACACATTCATGTAAAGCGCGTAAATTCCCGGCGCTCCTCGTCACGGTCAGCCCCTTTTCAGCCTGTTCGATAAGAAAATTCATATCAGCTACTTCTATATCGTAATAGGGCAACGTTTCACCTTCAGACAAAGCCATATCGACGCAATTTGAGTAAGACTCTTTTATTTTTTCCAAACGTTTTTTCTCGTCCGATTTCTCGCCATTAAGTCCGCCCTTCAATTCCATTTCAAATGTAAACTGTTCTTTATTCATCTGCCCGCGTTTCTCCTTCCCGGCTTGGCCGATTAACGTCAATTCGATAAATTGCATTTTACATTTTCCCTTTCAAGAGGGCTGCAGCCCCCTTACTTGATATAAAACGTCTTGGATTCAAACGTCCCGACATAGTTGTTTTTCTTCGCGTCTGTGTAGCAATCGATCTGAATGACATATGATCCTTTCCCGGTGCGCTTGCGAATCTCGTTGACACTGAAAGACTTTAACGGTGTTGAGTGCTTAAAGTATCCCCGCTGCACAAGGTTTGTATCAGTTAAGCCGCCGCCCGAACGTTTTTTATAGACGCCAGCCGTGTAGTAAAGCGTTCCAGAACCCTTCTTTTCCGCCCGCCAGTCAACTGTTTTTGCTCCTGAATAGTAATTCGTGTCGTCGGTGAAAATCCTCGCTGTATGGCCGAATGCTTCCTTTTGCCACGGCGACCAAACAGCCGCCGCAGATTGTGAGAATAAAAGCGTTCCAGAAATCAAGAGTGACAGTGTAACAATGGTTTTGAATAGTTTTTTCATGAGTTATTCCCCTTCCCGGCTCGCGCCGATGTTTATTTCTCTGCATCATGCTCCGCCACGTGCAAGAATATTGCTGATACCATTGGCAAAGAGACTAATAGCATTACAAGCAGTTGTTTGAAGTTTTCAAGATACATATATCCATACAGGACGACGGCGAAAGCGCTGATCAGAACCAAGATCAAGCTGTAAAACCAGTTTCTGATCTCCGTCGCAAACACTAATCCAAGGGTGAACACGATAATTGCCGCAGATTCTCCGAGTGTCGGCCGGTATACCCACTGATACCCGATCATAAATACCCCGCCAAGAGCGATTAAACAGCCCTTGATCACGTTTAAACCCTTCACCCTACCTTTCCCCCTTAAATCATGATGAAAGCGACGAGAGAACCGATTATTGATGTTATGCAGATAGCTGTCATGTTATCCCGTAGATTTTTGTTTTCCCTCTCTCCGACCGCTCCCAAAAACGATAAGATAATTATGAGCAGTAGTATGATTTTGAATGCTATGATCATGCCTTCTCCCTCTCTAATTCATCAAATTTCTTCTCTAATTCATCGAATTTTTGTATAGCCGCCTCAAGGTATACCGCTAAATCAATAACCTCTTCCTGAGCGTGCTGCAACCATCCCCGCAAGCTGTACAAATCCGTTTTGACCTCGGTTCCGTATTTCTCAAGCCCCTTTTCTTGCTGTTTTTCTATTTTCTCGAATACGCTTTTTATTATCGGGTTTCTCATCATGCAGCCCTTCCTCTCTTATGATTCTGCCAACCATGGCACTGGACATCTTCACGCTTATTTTCTCGGTGATTTCTTTGATCAAAAGCCCCTGATCCAAATACTTTTTGATTTCGGCCAGCAATTCCGGCGTGCGCTCGATTTTCTTTGTCATTGGCGGGATGCCGAGACTTCTCTTGTATCTCAAGTAGATAGAAAACGTTTTGTATCCGAAATAGTCAGCGATTTCCGGTTCTGTCAGCCCTTCTTTTCGCTTCTCTTCCCATTCCTCACGAGTGAACTTCTTTCCGTGGCGTATTTTTTCGTTTCTGACGCCGTGCTTTTTCTTCCATTGTTTCAAATGCCAGGGCGCGACATCTAATTCGTCCCATGCAATTTCCTCGTCTGTCATTCTTTTGTCTTTCAACTCAAAATACTGCTCCGGCGTGAATCCGATTTCGTCAAGAATGCACATTGTTAATCACCCTCACCCCATTCTTCTGTCTTTTCCATAAGCCAAAGCATTAAGAGGTAGGCTCCTTTTATATCCTTCTTCTCTATTTCAGCCCGAATCATTTCAATAGCGTCACTATAAAATTTCATTTTGTGCTGCAAAACTGCATTTTTCCCCTTGATTTGTTCGTTTTCCACCCACAGCTGCTTAATTTCCTTTTCGCGATGGTCTAGCTGTGCGTTTTCCACCAGTAATCTAATAATTTCTTCTGACAATTCGCTTATAACGATGTCGTGATTTGTTTCATACTCACCATCCAGCCAACACGATCCCTCATCATTTCTGTAAAATTCTCTTCCGTTAGACAAACTGATTTCATACTCTTTCATGCCTGCTGCTCCTTCTTTCCGCCGTCCCAATCCCAATACTTCAAATGCTCATCACTCGGCACGATGGGATGTTTTTTGATGTACGCCTGCCGCTGCTCCTCCGTCATCTTCCAAGTGATTACCTCTCCATGCTTGCTTGAGTTTCTATTTGAAGTCATATCCGTTTCCCCTTTCAGTTTTGTATAGGACGCCGTGCCATCTGCTGAACGGCACTTCCCTTTTTACATCCTGCTTGTTTATGCCTTCCTCAAACACCTGAATGACCTGCAACTCTTCCTGGTCGTAATTCGTGGCCGACCACTGAACAACGCGCCTTGTCATGCCGCAGCCTCCTTAGAAGGGGAGATCTTCATCTGAAATATCAATCGGCTTACCCTCATTGGCAAACGGATCATCAGGAAAGCTATTCCCCTGCTGCCCGCTGCTCTGATTCCGTCCTGCGCTGCCCTGCTGCCTGCTATCAGCCTGACCGCTGCCCTTCGGATCGAGAAACTGCACAGATTCGACGTTTACCTCTGTCACAAACACCCGGCGCCCGCTGTTATCTTCGTAACTGCGTGTTTGTAGACGTCCGTCCACACCTGCCATTGATCCCTTTTTCAGATGATTCGCAATATTTTCACCCGTCTTTCTCCAAGCGACACAGTTTATAAAGTCCGCCTCACGTTCTCCCTGCTGATTCGTGAAAGTCCGATTGACTGCTAATGTAAAGCTGGCAACCGCCTGCCCTGACTGGGTATATCTTAGTTCCGGGTCTTTTGTTAGTCTTCCACATAAAACAACTCGATTTATCATGTTTTATATCTCCCTTCCGGTAAAAAACACTCTTAAGCGCCTTTTTAACCACCATATTTCGAATTCTCTCTCACTTTTGTTTAACTTGTTCAAATGAAAATGTTTGAAAAGGTATTTCGCGCCGACAATATTTAATATTTCATCCATGATCGGAACGATATATAGTCGTTTTGATAAAACATTGAGAGGCTCCCAATTGGGCAGCTCATCCCAATTTTCCGGTTTTGCTCCCAATCTGTAATCCCATTTCCAAGAATTCAAATTATAATGTATTTCTGCAAGTTCTTTTTTGCTGAATTCCCGCAAATTCCGCATTTCCTTTTCCCCTTTCGTCTATTTCCGACAGGAATCGACATTCTCAGCCGAAATTTTTTACCTGTGCTTCTCAAGCTCGGCCCTTACCTCCTGCAAATCGCAAACTCTTCCATCAATCTTGACATGCTCCAAATCTTCGTTTAAAAAGCCGTAGCGACGTTTTAACTCTATGAGGCTATCTAAACCCCTCCAAAGGGTGTCGTGCCCCACAGTGCGCCCGTATTGGTTTTTATAACGGATGATCAGGCGCTTAAATTTTCCCATTCTGCCAGCCCCATTATTTGAACCTCGATCCCGGGTTCTTTTCCGTAAACTTTGGCTCCTATGACCATGAAAACTTGGTTATCATCATGCCACGCTGTTTTATTCAGAGCGTCGAAAACACCTTTTACTAAATTGTCGATGTCCGGCTTTTTGATGTGTACCGTTGAAATGGCCTCCTGTTGCTTTTTCTTTGACCAACTTTTTGGAATCGGCATGGAGAAAAGCACCTTTACTACAGTAGGACCGGTATAAAGCTGCTGTCCTTTCATCTGCTTCTGTGCGTGCAGCTTGATGAAATCCTTATAAGTTAAATACCGCTGTGCGTTTTTGTTCACGAATTTCCCGCGCCCGGTCATCCGAACGGCTCCCATTGGTTCGACTGGTATGTTAAGGGTGATCATTCCGCCGCCTCCCTTGGTCTGTAGATTAAAGACGGCTCAATTCTACCGGGTGCATAATCAATGTTATATTCCCCACAATAAGGACAGCATTCCGGCTCCTTTTCTCTTTCTAATAAAAGCAACTCGCCGCATTCCCGACATTTGAACTCGTATATAACTAGGTTTCTTCCCATTATTCCGCCGCCTCCACTTCGCATTTGGCACCTTTGAAAACAGTTTCGTAATGTTCATTTGTATAATGCCCTCTCAATTCCCGGTTGACTTCAAGTGTGACCTCGCCGACATTACCAAACTTCTTTTCTAAATTGTTTTTAATTATTTGTTTCACTTCTTCAGGTGATAAAGTCACTTGCATTTTCATTATTCCGCCGCCTCCAATAGATCAGGATTTTCATAGACTGTTCCGAGATATTCCGAATCCGGCCCACAATCGGCAAGAGACTGTATTAACCCACCGGGATGTTCCCCATAAAATGCGGCTAGATCGTCGTAAAAAACAACCTTGAAAATTCTACCGAGAGAGTCTTTTCGGATGTCTCCCTCCCAAATCTCCCGGCCGTTTTTGTCCTTCAATCCGGTGTATTCTGTGACCGGTGCCTCTTCATCTGTGAAAACTCTCCAATCAGGCAAGAGGACCACCCCGCCGTATTGATTGACATACTCCGTCCGACTTGTGAAATATTCAACCCCTAAACCTTTTTTATGATCTTCTGACGCTACGAATCTATAATCGCTATTACCTTTCGGATAAGAATTTTCAGAGTAAATCATTTTGTTAACTTGTTTCACAAATGCCCGAAATTTTCGTACTCTCATTCCCCTTACCTCCCGTCATCTTGTAACCATTGTTTGATCTGTTTTTCCCTGTATCCAGCCCGCAGCAGGATGGACAGTAGCGCCCTCATATCAGCTTCCACCACTCAAACACTTTTTTCTGTTCCTTCTTTTTCCGCCCGATCAGCCGGACGATGAGTCTTTTGATATTTTTCATTAGTCCGCTACCTCCTGAATGCGTTTTAATTCGCTTGTAAGCTCTTCAAACCATTGCCTATCCTTTACGTCTAGGGCGATGTCTATCAGCGCTCTGACGTCCGCCTGCGTGTATTTTGGTGCGTTTCTTGGTGATAGTTTCGTTAAGACTACTTCGTGCCATGTTGCTGTGAATCCGTTCATTTTCAGAACCAAAATATTGCTGCCTTCTGAATGAAGCACGTACCCGCACACTTTTTGCGGGTTCTTTTTGAAGGCAACCCAGTCACCCGGCGCGAATCTCCTAAACATTACGCGCTCTTCTCTCGCTGCCATTTTTGAATGGTCGCATCAAGCTGCTCGATGATGTCGGTTAAGTCTTGTTTCTCAATCTTGCAATTCGGGCAGGCATGGAATGCGACCATGCTGGAATTTTTTACCCTGACAACCTTCTGACCGTTGCACAAACTGCACATTGTGTTTCCTCCTTCTAATCAAGTTTGTGGCCTATTTCATAATCAACGCGTTTACACTTGCCGTTTATCGTCTGAATAATTGTTTTTCCATGTTCCGGGGCGTCCGTTTCGTATGCCGTCCCGTTGTTCCCGTCCACCACAATGACGCGGATTTTGCCTTTCTCCATCGTTCCAGTAAAGCTAAGATCATCATTGATAGTTATTGTTTTCGGCTTCACTCAAACCGCCCCCAGTGTGCTATAATTGAATTACCCACAGTTCAGAAAGCATCGGAGCCTTTAGGTTTCGGTGTTTTTGTTAATGAAATGTTTGCTAATCACTTAAATCTGACAATCTATGATTCAGCAACATCATGTCCCCCTTGATGATTACCGTATAATCCCGGCACATTTGATGGATTCGGGAGCCGAGAGCTTCATCAATGTCCAGCAACTCATCTGTTGTAAGTTCTGAAGAAACAAGTAACGGCAGATGATTCAGGTAACGATAATTTACGATGGACTGAATTTGTTCAATCTGCCATTCGGTCGCCCGTGGTTTCTTGATACGCCCTTCACTAGTGGTTACATATACAGGCTTGAACAAGTCATCAATGAAAAGCACTTCGACTTTCCGCATCGCATCAAGCTTGGTTTCCAATTGATCAAAGTCCTTTTTCAGATCCCCCATGCCTTCTACATACGGGAAATACAAACAGTGGACGGACTTCTTCTTGATGAGATTATTCATAATGGCTGTAAGCAGATGAGTTTTGCCGCTGCCGGGTTGACCAAGCAAAGCGATACTGTTTGAACGATCCCCCCTGATTTTTTCAAAATCCTTGAAGTATTCAACAGCGCAATCATATGCATCCTTTATCAATTTTGGTTTCCCCTCCGTTTTAAAATTGCCGAATATAAGCTTTTCAAATTCTTCTGTAATGCCACTGGCTGCCATAAGTCGGGCTATTCTCTTTCGCCGTACACAGTCGCATTGTTTGGAATAGGTATCCTTCCATTCCCCTGCCTTTTCCGGCGGACAAACCTTTCCAGAAAGAAAATCATCTTCCGGCACCATTTCCTCTGGCACAAGTTGCTTTAACCGTTCGTCATAATTCCATTTCGTATCTTTATGAACCCGATAAAACACAATGCCATGATCTTTACAGGTTTCACATTCGTACTCAGCCTTTTCTCCGGATGCGTCCGGGGCCGAAAAGTGGGCTGATTTTTCCCGAAGGCTTTGCATCACCTTTTGAAATGCCGTGTTTATACTGATCGCTTTGTTTTCTTGCTTTTTTTGCTTGATAGTCATTTCCCCACTCCTTGCTTTTAAGTTCATTTGATTGTAGGAGGCGCTGGACATAAGCCATATTGCGGGCATTTCGCTTAACAGCCTCTTTCATGGCATCAAGCACCTTTTCCTCACCGTAATCGTCTATCAGACCTTTAAGCATATCCGCCAAAAATGAGGATAATAAGCCGAACCCTTCGTCCTCAAAAAACTGAAATGGGTTTGTCTTCATATTCTTGTCTTCCTCCTTTCCTTCCGTTGGATCTGATACCGGTGCTTTTTTCTTTTTATAATTTTCGAAACGCGTATACTCTGCATAGTTAACGATGGTTACAATGAAGCCGCGTTTTTGAGGTAGCCTGTCGATCTTTAAATATCCCTGCCTAGCCATTCGATCCAGAGAATACTTTATTTGAACAGCAGACCAGTTGAACCTCCCGGCAAGGTGTGTGATCTTGATAATTGTTTGACCTATATCAAGCTCTTTGCCTTGCCTGTATTCCGCCCTTTTAAACAAATGATCGTAAATTATCTCGTCACGTTCATCTTTAAAGGGAAGACGGGGGAGGACAACACACCCCATACCTTGCATATCCACGCCGCTCACCTACTTCCTTTCACAGAGTGCTCATACCCGTAAACCCGTTTCACTTGTCAACTTCGACTTTGCGCAATTCAAACGCCCATTTGCAGACAATTTTGTTCATCATGATGCGCTGCCCTTCGCTTAATTTTCTATGGGTGCGTCGATAATGTCTGGCGATTCTTCAAACGCGTAAATCGGTTTTGGTTCTTCTTTGAAGCTTGAATGCACCGTTTCGTCCCTCGTTATTTGATTCTGAATTTCGACGCTTATCGGCATGTATTTGACAAGCTGCTTGATAACCGTCTTTTTTGCCATTGACTCATAATGATCAGCCCAAGGGCCAAAATGCTTTCCGTTCTTTTGCGACTTGCTGAATTTATCGCGAATCTGATTAATTTGTTCAACGCTCATGACTGTAAAAGCATGGCCGCCGTCTTTAAATCGGGCATAAGCATAGAAACATTTGAGTTTCCCACGGTCTGCATCCATCGTCGGCTTATGGTATAACTTTTCGTTTATCCCGTATTCGAAATCAAATTCATCATTTTCATAGACTTCATTTGCTACAATGCTTGTTACTTGGCCTGATCTTCTGACTAATTCGATCAAGCCCTTATATCCGATCTGCAATTGAACTTCTTTAACGTTCTTGTTCTTGTTGTAATAAGGCACAAGATAGGCCGACCCCAGCGCGTCCGGTTCTAATCCAACTTGCGCCGCTTGCATAACGGCTCCAAGCAAAGACTCAGGCGTGCATTCTTTAAGCATTGGGTTTTTTCTGAACTCTGTAACCGCTAAACGAATCAGCCTGTCGGCGTCCAAGTGTTTAGGCAAAGCCATTTCAAACGATTCTTTATGTTGCATCATTACATCAAGAATTGTTTTTGGTTTATCATCTTGAGCAACCTCGTTTCTTTGCTCCTGCTTCGCTATGTCGTTTTTCAATTTCTCTGCTTGTGTCATACCGTTTTCCCCTTTCATTACCGGATTGAAAATCTTGAACCGCTACCCTCTTTCACATATTGCCTGTAGATGTCAGGGTGCTCTCTCTTGAATTTTTCTTTGTCAAAGCGTTCAACCGGAAACCTGGACCAAGTGATTTTTTTACCAGCAACAAAACCATGTTTCCTTTCACCGAGAATCCCTTTGATCTCGTTTTCAATGGCCTGCTTCCGCTCTGTCAGTTCGTTGATCTTCTCTTTCGTCCGTTCGTATTCTTCAATCTTGCTATCAAAGTATCCCGGCAAATCAACTGAATCTTCGACCTGCTCCGGGTACATGGCATCCAGTAAATCTTTTGATGATTGCGACCCGTCAAACGGCGGCGGCACTCTTTTAGAAACGTGTTCATTCCAGAAATAAGCCGCCTTTTCTTCCATGATTCGTATCAATTCATCGTCGCGCTCGATCTCATGGAATCGCCAAGGGTTCACAACATCCCCTAATATAAGGGCGGCCAAATGCCATTTTTTGAACCCGGTTACACTCATGTACCATTGGCATTGAACAAAATACGCATCGGGCACGCTGTCTGCCGTCCATTCATCACGCTTGTAAACTGTCGCCGTCTTGCACTCAAGACCTTCCTTCCGGCCGACAATCAGGCGGTCAACATTCGCCAAAAAATACGGGTATTTCTCATGTTGTAAAATGGCGTTCCGCTTCTTCACTTTCAGCCCTTTCCTCCGGCTGAATTCCTGGGCTACGATGTCCTCCAATAGATTCCCGAGCCTTGCCGCCTCGCTTTCGTTATCCTCTAAAGGACTTTCGCCGATCTTATCCATGTACAATTGAATGGGACTTTTCCATTTGTTAAGGCCGAGGATGGCAGAAATATCGCTGCCGCCAATGCCTCGCCGTCTCGCTTCTAACCATGCTTGCCGTTGCATTCCTTCGGTAGATGTAAGGACTTTCGCCATTCTTTCACCTTCTATATTGTTTTTTAGGCAGAAGACTGATATAATTTTTAATTGGAAAGTTTACTACGCCTTTCCACCAGCCAATTAATTCAACACTTGGTATTTGATCTTGTTGAACCTTTTTTAAAGGTTCTTTTTTTATGCCTCGTCGTCTTCGTTTTCTTCCTCTTCTTCATACCGCAAATAATCCTTTGGATAGCCGTAACGGTTGATTTCTGTAATCATCGGGTGTTCAATGTTCATTTAGAAAATCTCCTTTCATTGATTTCTTGACATACTGATCCCATGACAAATGTAATTCGGGGTGGTCTCGGATTCTTGCACACCATTCCCTAACCTCTGACGCCGTTGCTGGCCTGTGAAGGTAATGGATCATCAATGAATCCTCCTTGTCGGCGGTTTAACCGTTTGAACGTCTAATCCCCTTTTGGCGAATTCTGACGCGATTTTATGTAGCTGAACAACTTGTTCAGGACGTTCCATCTTCTTTAAATCTTTGCTGTGTTGGGCTATTGCTTCCGCGACTTCTTTGCATCCAACAAAATCCCCATCTTCGAATGCTGGTACCAATAAATCAAAAACCATATATTGCATTGATTTATAAAGCCTTTGCGCCTTCTCCCTGTCAGACTTCAAAAAATGATTTAAATTCATTCGAGCCACCCTTTCGCCTTCCATGTGATAGTTGCTTTTTTGTAGCACTCTTTTAGAGAAATGTTGTATTCCTTCGCCAACAAAGCCACTAAGTTTTTAGCCCATGCCTCCACGTCCAGAAGTTCCTTTATGACCACTTTAATGCGCTCCCTTTCTTCCAAAGAGATCAGCTTCGGATTCTTAACAAAACTCACATCTGCAAGTGTCTGGATGGCTTCTGTCGCCTGTGTGACCATGATCTCTTCAAAAGCCAGTCGATGTTGCTCGACTGATTCACCAGTGAAGACGGGCGGCGAGCAACCATCGCTGAATTTGTTCATGATTCCCATTGCGAAAAATGGTTGATCGAATTTCTTTAGTGACGTTTCCGCCACATCCCACGGCATTTTTCTTGTTCCGTTTTTCATTTTGCTGACCATCGACTCCGAAACGTTTAGATCAAGGGCGAGTTGCCCGTTTGTCATGTTCTTCGTTTCAAGTAGATGCGCCAGTGATTTAGACACTATTTCCGGCATTCTTGAACTCTCCTTTGTCCTATGTTCTCTATTTTTCTGTACAGATTATGGATGTATGATTAAGTCGTAAGGTTAAACAACTTCATCAAGTTTAAAGTCATTGATGTTTACTTTGAATTGAATAGCCATTTCCTTGACTATTTGGATGTAGATTTCAACTAAGCGCTTTTCCTCTGCGATCACGTCTAATTTGTTGATTTTCTTTACATAAGTTTTGGACATGCCTTGCGATAGCGCGCGTTCTTTTCGATTGTTCAAACGGATGTCGAGTTTACAGCCTGCCCGCTGTTCCAAACGCTCATAACTAAGATTCATGACGCTTCGGTATGGCTCGACACCGGTCCAGTTTTTCGCGATTCTTTTTAAGATGACATTTACCTTTTCACGCCAGCCGACATTGTTCATGGATACGATGTTCGAAATATTGTTCACTTGACCTTCTAGTTGATTCATTCGTTTGTCTTGCTCGACCAGTTGGTTGATGGTTCCTTGTAAAACTTCCAACGGCGTTTTTGGCTGTTGTTGTTTTTCTAATTGTTCAATTCTTTCAATAACTTTAAATCTTGTTGTGGCATCGTATTTTAAAGCTAATTGCATGGCACCTTTTCTGCCGAATGTGTAACAAGGTAATTCTTTGTTCTGTAGAGTTTTATAAGAGGACAGTCCAAAAATGGACTCACCTAATTCTTTTCCTAATTTATTAATTTCTTCTCGAATGTCGCGCATAATGTGTTTGTGTTCTTTGCCTGTTAATTCTGCTAAATCTAAACTTGTCATTTTGATTTCAGAGTTCATTAATTGATTCATTTAGCGATCCTCCTATTTAACTCGATAAAATTTAGGTTTGATTTCATTACCTTTCTTTTCATAAACACGGATGCCGTTTTCAATACAGTATTTTTCCATTACGCTCATTCCGTGTTGTCTTTTATAAATCTCGCTAGTGGCAGACATAAAACCTACTCCTAAACGTTTGATAAAACGATTTTCATAGCAATGTGACACCAGTAATTCAAGGAAGCTATCACTTGTGAATCGCTCGCCTAAGCTATTCATTTTTTCTAATGTGGAATCATAATTCCATGTTCCGTCGTCAGTGTAGTATTTGATTGGGGGGAACAGTGTGAAAAATTCTTTTACTTTCCGACCATCCATAAGCTTTGTAATAAGGTCAATGGCGCTTAAAACATTCTCAGGCTGCTCCTTTGGTAATATGATATCCTGACACATGTTGCGGCCGAGGATTATCATTAAATTGTAGGGATTGATTTAAGACACACCTTTCTGAAAATAGTTTGTGTTTTCTTCGACCCAAGTTGAGTTTTGTTTGATCCATTCAAAAACGAGATCACGCGGATATCTAGCTTGAATGGTTTTCAATTTCGGGAAAGACTCGATTCCGGTTAGTCTTGTCACCGCTGCCGATTTGATTTGGAAAATCTCTTGCAAATGAGTGTTTTTTAATATTGGAGGATACGTATATTTTTTTGCACCGTCCTCCACGCCTTGCTGATAAGCTTTTTCGCAAAGCGCTTTAACAATCTCGAAAACCGTTTCGTTCGGTAAGTTATCAAGTGAGATACCGAGATTAGCCAAAATGTTCGCCTCCTATACTGTGGTTTGTAATCTGCCAACCTTTCTCATGTGGTAAAATCTTCTGAGAAAGGTGGTGATCAATATGGCTACTCAAATTTATGCTTGTCTTTGTGGTGAATGGGTTGACTTGACCAGTGATCCTAACTGTAAAATTGGTAGATATGACTCTTCTCAACTCACATGGTGGGACGAAGGCGCGAGTATTTGGAGTCCTAATACTAAAGATGAACACACGATGTATCAGCAGGATTATGTTGATATCCATTATCGAAATGCCGATTATCGTATTCACCCAATGTTCATTCAGATCAAGAGATCCTAAATTCGCGTTTCAGGTTAATTTCTAATAGTTCTGATTCGTCAAACTCCACTTTGGCGGCTTTAGAACTGTACAACATATCAACATGTTGTTTAACGCGATTCCATTCAGACTGGGTCATACCATTCAACAAATCAGTTAATTGATCTAGCTTCTTTTGATTCATGGTCAGCCTCCTACGCTGTGTGGGATTTACCGTGCAATTCGTGAAGTTGATCTTCAAAAAAAATTTCTTGCACTGTTTTTTTGTAATAATTTGCTATACGAACCTTTATTTCATCACGAGGTGTGCGGTGACCCGATTCATACATAGCTAATGTACTTTCGCTTATTTCAAGCTCATTTGCAACTAAAGACCGGGTTTTATCGCCTCTTAGTTTCATCAACTTTGCACCAATAACCTTTTTATTCAATTGCCCTCCTCCTTTACGTTTCGTGTTGTTCTTGTCTATTATATTAAACCGCACGATTCGTAAAGTCAATACATATTGTGAAGTTTTTTTGTAAAACGTCACGAATCGTGATATTATCTATAAAGGTGATGAATATGAAATTCGGAGATCGACTTAGAGAACTCAGGAAAATGAGGCCGAATCTTTCTCAAAAAAAATTAGGGGAACATTTAGGTCTTGCAGAAAGCACAATTAGTATGTATGAGCAAAATAGAAGAGAACCGGAATATGAAATTCTAATTAAAATAGCTGATTATTTCGATGTTTCAATTGACTACTTACTTCGAGGCACTGATCCGAAGGTTCAAGATAAAATCTTTGAAGACGAAGCAAAGAGGATTCTAAATGACCCTAAAACCTTCATCGCGGCTCGTGATGGAGAAATTACACAGGAGATTTTAGATGCTGCCCTTGAAATCATTACGGAGCAACTGAAAGAAGGCGGGAAAAAGAAATCTGACTAAGCAAGGAGTGACAGCATGGAGTGGAATTTAAAGGAGTTATTTTTATGACTTTAGGAGAAAGGTTAAAAATGTTGAGAAATAAACAAAAACCTAAGCTCTCTCAAGAAACATTATCAGAAGAACTCGGAATAAATCGCTCTACCTATGCGAGATATGAAACCGGAGACAATGACCCTGGTTACAAAACTCTTATAAAAATAGCTGATTTTTATAAGGTATCTCTTGATTACTTAATTCGAGGAATAGTAAAACAAGAGCAAGATAAAGTGTATTCTGATGAATCCACCAACTAAAATTAAGAAAAAAATCTTGAAAGCAAAAAGACCGTCCACTTATATATATATATCTATTGTTTATATTGTTTATTATTGTTTACTAATAAGATTTACATTGGATTTATATTGCATGTATATTCTCATTTATAAATCGGTTTTTCCGATGCCGACAAACCCTTGATACACAAGGGTTCTAAGTGTTGTTCTCTTTTACATTCTCATTTATGTTCCTTTTATAATCTCTTTTATAAAAAATCAGGAGGTTTTTTATGTGGAAAATAAAGAATTTGAAATAATCTTGAAAGAGATTCAGGCAATTAATAGCCGCCTAACCAACCTTGAAAGAAATGTCGCGACCAAAGATGACATCAAAACATTGAGTGACAAAATCGATTTTCAGCATACCGAAAACATCAATTCGGATAACCTTCTACTTGATGAGATTAGCGCCCTTGAAGAAGGCGTCATCTATGTTAATCGCAAAGTAGCTGATGCTGAATTCGAGATTCACACATTGAAAACCCGTATACACCAGTGAATATATTGACATTTTTGTAACATAATGTTGAAAAATGATGATAATTAGACTATTATAAAAGTCGTACATAATATGAACTGGGGGTTTTATCTTTGAAAAAATTTTTAGTTTTATTTTTATCTTTCGGCCTCGCTCTGGCCTTAGCCGCCTGCAGCTCAACTGATGACGTATCAACAGGAACAGAGGATTCAAAAGACAAAAAGACAGAAGAGAAGAAAGATGATGGTTCTAAAAAAGTTGATGCAAGTAGTCAAAAGACTGATGCTTTAGGGATGAAAGTTAATTTAGGAGACGTTAAAATTATGAAAGATAAAGTTAACGTCGGTATCAACATTGAAAACACAACTAGCAAAGTCCTCAACTTCTATCCTGATCAAGGTAATGCAGTAGTCGGAGACATGCAATTATCAGCCAATATGTTTTTGACTGATGGCGAAGTTGGTGGAGAAGTTCAAGGTGGCGTTAAACAGGACGGGGTGCTGGAGTTTGCCGTACCAGAAGGAAAAGAGCTTGATATCAATAACATTAAAGAAATCAAGTTGAATTTTGGTGATGTAACCACTGAAGACTTTATGAATAACAAAGCAGTATCATTCACTGTGCCAGTTAAGTAAGGAGAATTCAAAATGAAAAGAACTACTGAATTTGTTTTAGGTCTAATAGGCGGAATTTTCGGTTTTATTGGTGCCTTTTTGGCGTTAATTGTCGGCGGACTCGATGCCTCTTTTAATTCATCTGGCACAAGCGATATTATTGGTTTAGGTTGGGGTGCTATCTTCCTCTCAATCCTTGGAATTATCGCTTCGGTGATTGTTAGAAAAAAAGCTAAATTAGGTGGAATTTTGCTTATTATTTCTGGTATCGGTGGCCTGATTTGCATTTTCTTATTCTACTTACTTCCCGCTATTCTTCTAATTATCTCGGGAGTTATGGGACTTGCTAGAAGAGATAAAACAACGACGACGGCAGCATAAAGAAGAGCCCTATGAGGGGCTTTTCTTTTCACTAAATAACAGAACGTATGTTTCCTTTGTTTTAAATAAGAATTATCTCAATTTGATAAATGGGCTTAGGAGGCGTTCTTCTTGGTGTATACAAAAAGTCATTTAGAGGATTGGATTGAAAACTTGTACAGAAGCATCAGTATCATTACACCAGAGCAAATTGATTTCGAGCGTATAGCTGAGTTGTTAGGCATAAGTGTTTATTTTAAGCCTATCCCAAGTTGTTCTTTCAAGTATAATGACGTGTATACGATTATATTAGATAGCCGGAAAACCCGCTGTGAGCAGTGGGACGACTTTGCTCATGAACTATGCCATCTTTACAGACATGAAGGAGATAAAAAAACAATGCCAAAGTTTTGGTCAGATTATCAGGAGAGACAAGCCAATTACTTCTCATATCACTTTTGCATCCCCACTTTTATGCTTCATGGAATGAAAATTCCACAAAATCATTTTTTTGACGCTCACCTCATTGCTAAGATGTTTAAAGTCACTGAACCATTTGCGAAAGTACGCCTTAACATGTACTTTAACAAAATTCATCTTATTGTTAGTTAAAAGAAACTTTAAAATAGGATTGGGGGATAATATGGCTTCATTTCAGCAGTACAAAACCAAAACGGGCTATAAATGGCTTTTTAAAATGGGAGTTGGTATCGATCCCAAAACAGGCAATAGGAAAACAACAACACGCCGAGGCTTTAAGACCAAAAAAGAAGCTGTCGCAGCCGCTGCGGAATTCCAGAAGGAAATCGATAATAATGCTCTTGCCCGAAATGACATTACTTTTGAGGATGTCTTTAAAGAATGGTGGGATGTTCATTCCAAAACGATAAAGCGCAGCACCAGATATAGAAAGCTATCGAATTTCAAAAAGCATATCCTGCCGCACTTCGGGAAATTAAAAATAAAAGACATCACAAGAGCATATTGTCAAAAGGTGATAAATCTGATAGCTCAGGATATTGATTCTGTTCAAAATGTAAAAATTCAAGCTAACCTTGTATTTAAATATGCTCTAAGGATGGAATACATCACAAAAAATCCAATGGAATTCGTCGTGATCCCCAAAAAAGAAGAGAATTTTTTATCGCAGGAAGAAGAGAAACGGAACTTTTGGGAAAAGGCCGAAATCAAAACCTTTCTCGAAAAAGCGCATTCTCAACTCGCCCCACAAGATTATGTCATGTTTTATGTTCTTATTTTCACTGGTATGCGCAAAGGGGAACTTATTGCCTTGGAATGGAAAGACGTTGATTTAAAAGAGAAAACAATAAACATCAAACAAACAATGTTTTTTGAAAACGGTAAAGAAGTCATCCAAACAACGAAAAAATATCATTCCAAGCGAATTATCACAATTGATGATCAAACAGCCCAAATACTTAAAAAATGGCGCACACAACAAAAAGAAATGCTCTTGTCTAATGGAATCACCTCAGAAGCTAAATATGTCCTTATACGGGGCGATATGCGTCCTATAAGGCTTGCATATCCAAACGACCTTTTAAACCGTATGATCACTAAAAATAAGCTTCACAGAATCACAATTCACGGTTTTAGGCATTCTCACGCATCAATCCTTTTTGAAGCAGGCGCATCCATAAAAGAAGTACAAGCCCGTTTAGGTCACAAAGAAATTCAAACGACTATGAACATCTATACACATGTCACGAAAACCGCAAAAGAAAAAACGGCCGAAACATTTAAAAAGTACATGGAATTATGA